CAGTCAACGCCAGGTTACCTGTGATCTAGCGGCGGCGGCGCGTTGACTGATCCCAGGTCCAAAGGGTCTGTATTACCGGCTAGTGCAAATACAATCTTTGGATATTTGGCAGGTCAGGACATCGCATCGGGTGGTGTAGATAACACCTATTTCGGACACAAGGCAGGGTCAAATAATGCTACGGGCGATGACAATGTTTTCATGGGCTCAAATGCTGGTAAAGGTTCTCATGGAAATAGTAATAGCAATAATGTAGGTTTAGGTTCAGACTGTATGTTGGCTGTTAGCACAGGCTCAGCGAATACTTCAATCGGCAAGGATTCTTCAAAGGCTATTACTGATGGACATAATAATGTCGCAATCGGCAACAATGCCCTTGAAACATCTACAAGTGTAGGGTATGCTGTAGCTATTGGTGATGATGCTATGAAGTCTGGAGATGCAACATCTGCGGCAGACGGCACTATAGCCATAGGTGGTTCTGCTCTTTCAGCATTGACAACCGGTGCTAAGAACACCGCTATCGGTTATGAATGTATGGATGCAACTGATGATGGAGCTTGGAATACAGCGGTAGGCTACCAAGCATTATCAGCTAATTGTGGAAATAATAACGTAGCAGTTGGGGTAAATGCATTACTTGTTTGTACAAGTGAGGCTAATACAGCGATTGGTACAGAAGCGTTAAAATCTCTTACAAGCGGAGAACATAATACAGCAATCGGTAATAGTGCTTTATCATCAGAAGATACTGGGGACAGAAACACAGCAGTAGGGAATAACTCATTAGCAAATGTCAATGGTGCTGATAATAATAGCAACACAGGACTGGGATACAATTCTGGCGATGTAATAACCACAGGAACAAATAATACCTGTATTGGGGCAAATACAGACCCAAGTGCTAATGATGGAGCTAATCAAACAGTAATTGGTGCTGGTGCAACAGGACAAGCAAATAACTCAGTAACACTTGGTAACTCTGCTGTCACTAATAATTATTTGCGAGAAAAAATTGAACTAAAAGCAAGAAACGACCAACCGGCTATACTTGAATTACAAGCTGATAACGCTGATAATAACGCAGACCTTTGGCAAATTGAAGCTGGAACTGATGGAATATTCCAAATTAAACATAAAGATACTGGTTCATTTGCAGATGCTTTTACAATAGGTGGCAGTACAGGTGAGGTTACAATCGCAGGGCATGGCACAGCCGCTCACAATGGAACATCAATGCTATTGGTTCAGGATACTGGTGTAAAAACTGGTGGTAACTTTACTATCGGCACATTCAATGCTACTATTAATGATGGAGATGGTGATAGTAGTGATACATTTATAGGCACTAAATCTCAATTAGTCTTTAATGATACTGGTGAATCTTTTGGTGTTCTATATGGTTTAGTTGTTCACGCTGAATCAACTGAAACAGCAGACGAGGAAAGTACAGCAATAGTTGGATTGGATGCTACAGCAAAAATAGCGGGTACTCATAGTGACGTAGGTAACATCTATGGTTCGACTATATTAACAAATGTTGATGGTGGTACAATAGACCAAAGTGTATATGGTGAATATATTGATGTTGATATTGAAAGCGGTTGCACTATTTCAGGCTCTGTATTTACATTAAATCTACGTTCTGATGCAGACACAAATCCTAGTGGTGAGGTAGATGGTATTTACAATTATATGGCAACAAATGCTGATTGGGCATATGTTCACTATGATGCGGCTAATTCTACGAATCGTGTATTAATGTCTGCCGCTGGTCAAATAGATGCTGAAGGTACTATTAATGCATCTCAGTCTCTTGACTATGCAGAATATTTTGAAAGCAAAGATGGAAAGGTAATTGCAAATGGTACTTCTGTCAAACTTGATGGTGGTAAGATTGTACCTTGTTCAGATGATGATACTCCACTTGGGGTTATAAGACCAAAATCAGCACAATGCATAGTTGGTGGTGGTCAAATATTTCATTGGAAAGATAGATTTGTCAAGGATGATTATGGTGCTGATGTATGGGAATCATATACTCTTACTAAATGGACTGAAGAAATTACATTTGAAGAATATATTAAGCGTGGAAAAGATGAGACGGGTGGTGCAATAGGAGGTATAGTCACAGATTCTAAAGTTGAAGGAGACGTAAAAAAAGATATTCCTCACAAATATTATCGTAAACATAAATATCATAGTGACAGGCTACCAAAAGATGTTACAGCACCTAAAGATGCTGAAACAATTACTCCAGCTAAAAAACGACAAAAATTGAATCCTGACTATGATGCAAGTAAATCATATAAGTCAAGAGAAGAACGAGATGAATGGCACATAGTAGGTTTGCTTGGGCAGATTCCAGTAACTAAAGGACAACCAACTGGTTCATGGATTAAAATGAAAGATGTTTCTGATACAGTAGAAATGTATTTCGTAAAATAATTAATTAACTAACAAGGAGTCAAAAGTGGCTAAAGAACAAAAAGAAAAGCCAGTCTTGAATCTAGATGACAAAGAGTATGTTATTGAAGATATGACTGACGAACAGAAGATGATGGTAAATCACATTAATGATTTGCAAAACAAGCAGAATACTAATGCTTTTATGGCTGACCAATTACAAGTTGGCAAAGAAGCATTTATTAATTTGCTCCGTACATCATTGGAAGTACCTGAAGAAGTAGAGGGTGAAGTAGTAGAATGATTGTAAGAAGGTGTAGTCAGGGTCATCGGATTAGGGTTCATAGAAACACAACTCCGGGTGCAAAGCGTACAAAAACTTATCCAGATGGGTCTAAGGAGACTCTGACTTACCCTTCGTCATATACATACTTTGTAGATGTAGATGGTGAGGTAGCTAAGAAATCTAATAGTTTTAAGGTTGTTGAAGAATTTTATGTAGCAGAGTGTGCTAAAAAACATGGTGATGGTCATGGTAGGTTAATTATAGGAGGTCATCATTTAATAAACGGTGTTGCTACGAGTCAATCAGATTACCCTACAATGGATAATACAAAATCAGAAATAAAAGATTTTTATGATAAACGTGGAATCTCATATGGTTCCAGTGAAACTAAATCGGAATTATTATCAAGAATAGTTCCCCAACTAAGTGGCAATGAAGAAGTGTCCAAACATATAAAGGTATAAAATGAAAGGTCTATTAACTGTATTAATTTCTTTAGTATTACTAGCCTTAACTGGTAGAAGTCCTGCTGAAGTTACTACACCTCAAAAGTATGAGCAAATTGCTGATGCTGATGATGTTAAGAAGAAAAAGAAAAAAGGTAAGAAATTAGCTGAAAAAGGCAAGAAGAAAAAGAAAGGTTTTTTCTCTAAAGTATTTGGCTCTAAGTAATGAATAACCCTATAGCAAAATTAGTTTCTTGGCAGATTAAAACAGGTCAATTAGATAGTTGGACATCATACCATTTAGCGGCTGGTGCGTTTCTATGTAAGATATTTCAATGGTTAAATTGGAGTGACTTTTGGTGTGTGTTTGGCGTATTTGTTATTGGTGTATTATGGGAAGTGTTTGAATGGCTTGTTGAAGGCGATGAAGAAACTTATGGAACTAAAGAGAAATGGGCTTATAACACAGCATCTGACCTTATAGTTGAAACTGCTATAGCTTGGTGGATGGTATTGTAGGAGATTTAAATGAGTGGTTTATATAAATACACAGAAAAAGAAGCTTCAAATCTTTTAATAGGTCAAAATGGATTTGATGTGATAGCAGAGCACAACACTACTGTTGTTACTCCAGATACAGGTTCTTGGATAGCTATTCAGGCATTAGGAAAAGATACTGAAGGAACTACTGAATTTTTAAAAATAAAAGTAACATCTAATATTGGTGATGATATTAGTTCTTTTGTAAGTCTAATACCCGGTGAAATATTGTATGGTAACTTTAACGGAATCGTAAACCACACAGACTCTACAGCGGTATGCATAGCTTACAGAGGGTAAGAAGAACTTATAGAATGAGGAGAAGGTCTGAAATGAAAAAGCTTTCTCTTTGGAAAAGAATTAAGAACTGGTTTAAGTCAAGGATATTATGAACTCTGAAAATATTAACACAAGTTACAATATAGTTATTTACTATACATATAATGGTTAAATGAGTGGCAAACCAGATACAGCCAGAAGTTATCGTGCTACCGTTCTTGATGATAACGCCATTGTTAGCATTAACCTTAAGTGGCTTGCTCAAGGATGTGTCCTCGTTGCAGTTCTGGTCTATGGTTATTGGCAAGTTGAAAGTAGAATTAAATCACTGGAAAATAAAGTTGCAACAGCTGATGAGCAAATTGAAAACTTACTCAGTAAACATATTGCAGAAGAAAAAATTGAAAGAGAAGAGCTAGCTGAGAAAGTAGCTTTTTACGAAAAAGAATTAAACCTAAACCCCTTTAGCTGGGGTAAGAAAAAGAAGAAAAAATAATGGATTTTATGGCGGTATATGGAGAAGCTGGGATGATAGGCGTAGTTGGTGCTATGTTTGTTTACCTAGTAGTTTCTCTTTCGAATAAATCAGCAAGACAACAAGAGACGTTGGAGGCTCTTAAAATTGAAAACGCTGGTCAATCAGAAACGTTAGAGAATATGGAAGGAATGATTATAAAACTAATTACTAGATGGAATCAATCTGATGATAAATTAGATAGAAAGTTTGATGCTATTACAAAAGAAATAAACGATTTAGATAATCAAGTATCTAGGATTGAAGGTTCTTTATCTAGAATAAATGGGAAACATTAATGGACAGTTTAAAAGTATCTGCTATATCATTTGCCAACTATGGCGTTTATTTAGCTGAAATTAATTTATTATTACAATGTATTGTCGCAACGATGAGCATTGTATATCTTGGTCATAAAATAGTTAAAATAAGAAAGGAACAATAATGGACGTTAAATCAATGTTAGTAAAGTTAGCTGAAGAACAAGCAGATAAAATGAAAGAAGAAGTTATGAATCATTTATCATCTGATGAAATGTCAGATAGTATAGCTACTGCAATAAATAAAAAGATTGACATACCTTTTGTCTCTGAAGAAAAAGAACAAATATTCTTTGAGAAAATGGTAGATGTGGTAACAGATGTATTAGAAGGAATATTCAAAGGTAAGTGAGATGCCAAAAGCAAAGAAGAAAGACTCAAGACTCTCCCGAGCTGGTGTATCCGGATATAATAAACCAAAGAGAACACCTAATCATCCAAAGAAGTCTCATGTCGTAGTTGCTAAAGTTGGCTCAAAAGTAAAAACAATACGATTTGGTCAACAGGGTGTTAAGACTGCTGGTAAACCAAAGAAGGGTGAGT